CATATGTTTTGAAGGAGGAACAAAATATTTATTTGTTACAGATGCTGGTGGAAAATATGGTTTGTAAAAATGATTGTCATATTTTGTATTTGCGTCATAAAATGCCACATTTCTTGGTGCGTTATAAGAGTAATTATAATTAGTAGTTGGTCTAAAACCAGCATTAACAGGTGTCTGAGCTGGATTAATATTTAAGAAAACCATGTTAGCATAACTCTTTTTAACTTGGTTCGGATTTGTATTACATTGCGAAGCATAATTATACCAATAGTAACGAGTAACACCTATACTTGGTGCTGTTCCACTTTTCATAGGTCCAGAAAAAGTATGGGCGTCAATATTATTAACTATAGACTGTTTTAATCTAATATTTTTTGATCTACCTGCCATTTATATATATTCACTTTTATAAAAATGAAGTAAAATTAATTTAATATTTAAGTATTCTAAATATTAAATATAAAAAGCCTTCTCTGGGAATCGAACCCAGGACCTCCAGTTTACAAGACTGGTGCTCTACCCCTAAGCTAAAAAGGCGCGTACGGCTGCCGGAAATTAAACCCTGATTTATAGCTGAATATTAAGCCATATACTACAACCGTACATGGTAGATTTGAAGGAACATGTTTTGATGGTTATTTTTATTTATAAAAAACAACACTTAATAATTTGCCTAAAATTATAATCCTTTATTGAAATATATCTAATTCATTACAAATGACTAGTACTAATAAAAATAAAATACTTAACATACAATTGTAATTTTTAACTAAAAACTAAATTAAAAAGAAATCAAACTCAAGAGTTATTTACTTACCTATTCATATTTTATTTACTATATGTTAACAAAATCAGAAACTACATATAATCTTTATACAAAAAACTAACACTATAAAAATAATACCTATTTTTTAAAGGCAAATTACTTTGACTGATAACAAAGCTCATCTGGGAAACACCTACAAAATGTACAATTGAATTTAATAAATCATACGTTTACAGATGCTAAACCAAAACGATAGAGTGTTCCTTCATCCCTACCAATTAGATTACTTAATATGTCTTTATATTGTTTTTATGAAATAATTTATTTTTATTTCATTTTTTATTTATAATAATTTTATTATTTTACATTATTACATATTTTAAAAAAATGGATAATTGTTTAGGTTCTATATTTTATAATTTAAGCAATTAATAATTATTTAATTTTATTTATTTTAGAAATTTTATATTATTTAAAATAATATTTAGTAAAATAGATAGAATGATTTTAACTATTAATTATATTTAAATTTTTTTATTGTTTTATTTTATTTATTATTATTATTATGGAAAATTTTAATTTATCAGGATTTTCTGAATCAACCATTACTTTAAGTAATTTTGGTGATATTTGGGCTGCTAAAGATTCTAATAGATTTTGGACATCAATATCAGTATCATCATCTGGACAATACCAATCTGCTGTTGTATTAAATGGTCAAATTTATGTATCAAGTGATTTTGGAAATAAATGGAGTGCTAAAGATTCTAACAGAGGGTGGCAATCAGTATCAGTATCATCATTAGGGCAATACTAAACTGCTGTTGTCTTAAATGGTCAAATTTATGTGTCAAATAATTTTGGAAATACATGGACAGCAAAAGATTTTAACAGAGGCTGGCAATCAATATCACTATCATTATCAGGACAATACCAAAGTGCTGTTGCTGTAAATGAACAAATTTATGTATCAAGTGATTATGGTAATACATGGGATGCTAAAGACTCTAACAGAGGATGGCAATCAGTATCAGTATCATCATCAGGACAATATCAAAGTGCTGTTGCTGTAAATGACCAAATTTATGTATCAAGTGATTTTGGTAATACATGGAGTGCTAAAGACTCTAACAGAGGATGGCAATCAGTATCAGTATCATCATCAGGACAATATCAAAGTGCTGTTGTCTTAAATGGTCAAATTTATGTATCAAGTGATTTTGGAAATACATGGGTTGTTAAAGATTCTAGAAGAAATTGGAAGTCAGTATCATTGTCATCATCAGGACAATACCAAAGTGCTGTTGTTAAATCAGGTAATATTTATGTATCAGTTAATTACGGCAATACATGGACTGCAAAAGATTCAAACAAAAATTGGTTTGCTATATCAGTATCATCATCAGGACAATATCAAAGTGCTGTTGCTTATAGCGGTCAAATTTATGTTTCTTATTGCGGACCACAAACATCAGAAATTAACTCATTATCATCTGCTTTATCAACTGAATCTTCATCAAGAATTTCTGGAGATTCTTCTTTATCCAATGCTTTATCAAGTGAAACAAGTTCAAGAGTTTCTGGAGATTCTTTTTTATCCAATGCTTTATCAACTGCTATTCAAAATGTTGTAGGTCTTACTGCACCATCAAGTCTTGATACGTTAGCTGAATTAGCTTCTGCTTTAAATAATAATCCTTCTATAATTAATACTATGTTGACAGACATATCAAGTGAAGTTTTATCAAGACTTTCTGGAGATTCTTCTTTATCTAGTGCTTTATCAGTTGAAACCTCAGCAAGACTTTTTGGAGATTCTTCTTTATCCACTGCTTTATCAGTTGAAACCTCAGCAAGAGTTTCTGGAGATGCATCTTTATCCACTACTTTATTAGTTGAAACCTCAGCAAGACTTTTTAAAGATTCTTCTTTATCAACTGATTTATCAAGTGAAGTTTCATCAAGACTTTCTGGAGATTCTTCTTTATCTAGTGCTTTATCAGTTGAAACCTCAGCAAGACTTTTTGGAGACTCTTCTTTATTTAGTGCTTTATCAGTTGAAACCTCAGCAAGACTTTCTAAAGATTCTTCTTTATCAACTGAATTATCAAGTGAAGTTTCATCAAGACTTTCTGGAGATTCTTCTTTATCTACTGCTTTAACAACTGAAGCTTCAGCAAGAGTTTCCGGAGATTCTTCTTTATCAACTGCTTTAACAACTGAAGCTTCAGCAAGAGTTTCTGGAGATTCTTCTTTATCAACTGCTATTAATAAATTATTTGGTAATTATGGAGAAATTTGGACTGCTACAGGACCTATAAAAAATTGGCAATCAGTATCAATATCATCATCTGGTCAATATCAAACTGCTGTTGCTCTTAATAATTACATTTATGTATCAAATGATTATGGTAATACATGGACTGCTAAAGGAACTACTGCCAGTTGGACTGGAATATCAGTATCATCATCAGGAAAATATCAAACTGCTGTCGCAAGTGGTATTATTAATATATCAAGCGATTATGGAAATACCTGGTCTCCAATAGCTTTAGCAAATTCTTGGCAATCAATATCAATATCATCAACTGGACAATATCAAACAGCTGTTGCTTATAATGATTACATTTATGTATCAAATGATTATGGTAATACATGGACTGCTAAAGGATATACTACCAAATGGTTTTCGGTATCAGTATCATCATCTGGACAATACCAAACTGCTGCTAATTCATCACCTGGATATATTTACGTGTCAAATGATTTTGGAAATACTTGGACTGCTAGAAATTTTTTAGGATATTGGAGTGGAATATCATTATCATCAAATGGTCAATATCAAACAGCTCTCCGAAATGGCGGAAAAATTTATATATCAAGTGATTTTGGCAATACATGGACTGCTACGGCAATTGATGGCAATTGGAATTCAATCTCAATATCATCATCAGGACAATATCAAAGTGCTGTTGCTGACGGTTATATATATGTATCAAGTGATTATGGTAATACATGGAGTGCTACAGCATTTGTTAATGATTGGAGATCAATATCAGTATCATCATCTGGAGACTTTCAAACTGCTGTTGTAAATGGCGGTCGAATTTATGTATCATATATTGGACAAATTATTTCTTTATCCACAGCTTTAACAACTGAGGTCTCTTCAAGAGTTTCTGTAGATGTTTCTTTATCCAGTGCTATATCCAATATATTAAGTATTTTAGCGAATAACAATATCAATTAAAAAATATACTAATGTTTCAAAACTTTTTTAATAAAAGTCTCTTCAAAAATAAATAATGTAAATAAAATTTTTTATATTATTTAAAATTAGCAAAAGTTAATGAATAAACAAATACTTTTGAGTATGTTAATAATAAATATCAATCTTCTTTTGTTAAATCTATAAAAATAGGTTCTGGATTTTCAAACGGAGTCAGTGGCAATCCTTTTTCACATCCAGGACATTTATGTGAAACTCCTTCTCTCGCAAATCCTTTGTCAGGTTCCCACCAACACTCATTACAAATTCTATGTGCTTTTTTCCCGTGTAGTATTTTACAACTACTTGGAACAAGAGTATCTTCTATATTTACCATATTTTCACACATACAGCATTTTATTTTGTTACCATTACCTGCTATTAAAAATCTACGTCTACTTTTACAATTATTTTTTCGTTTATTATTTCGTTTATTTTTTCTTGTTTTTTTAATTTTTTTTGACATAATAAATAATAACTATATTATTTATTATAGTATTTATTATATTTAACGCGATTTTTCCATTAAACGATATAAAATAAATATACCTAATATACCTAAACTAGCAAAATAAACTTGAGCTAAAGGGTCATCAGGAAATTTTAATTCATTATTTTGGAATGTTTCTTTACATGTAGCATTACTAACTGGATTTGTTCCGCTTTGAAAACTACAAGCATTAATATTACTTATGTCAGCCAATGTTACATATTGAGTAGCTGATGAAACATTATTACTTATATCTATCGTTTGCATTGTTAATGTTTGACAAAGAGGCGTTGATCCAGCAAGAAAAGCTCTCATAATAGCATAAGGATTTAAAACATTTAAGTTACCCATAGCTCCTGGTATTAAACCTTTTAATTCTGAAAAATTTACACCTAAACCACTCGAAATAAATGGAATATCGCCATTAGGTACATTATCAACATAAATAAATCTATCCACTTTTTGACAAGTAGACGGGTCCTTTGGGTTAGAACAAGTATCTATAGCAGCACATTTAGCACCAGTTTGTAAAAAAAACTTGTTACCCAAGGGGCGACCTGGAACTGACGCTGAACCACCACCTGATACAAGCACTTCCACATAGTTTATCAATCCTGATATATCTGTAGCCATTTGTTGTATTGAACCATTACTATTCATACCGAGCTCAGATGGTGTTTTTATATTTTTATAATAAGGGTATGATGGACCAAGTAAACTTTGTTCAACGCCTTCAGCATCAGCTAATACTTCCTTAAATATATTACCTACACCACCAGCACCATTTGTTAGACCTAGACCACTTTCTATATCACTTAGACCAGTTTTTAGACCACTTTTTATATCACCAATTATTCCAGACATCTTGTATACTAATTTATATATATATATTTATTTTTATACAAATTAATATTGTATTGCTAAATAACTAAGAATCAGTTGCTGAAGTATCTTCATCATTTACAGCACCAGTTATTTGTGGTGGTTTTCCACCATTTATTCCATTAATATATTGCTGTTGAGCCTGAACTAATCCGTTTACTTGTTTTTGTAAATTCGCAACATTTCCACTTATATCTTGCACTTCTTGAGTTATTCCTTGCATATCATCTATTCTTTGTTTTAAAACTGATATATTTCCAGCATTTTGTTGTGCCAAAATAATAGCATTATTTGGATTATTGGTGTCATATGGCTGATATTGGTTTGCTAATCCTTCAATTATATTATTTGCTAAAATTATTTGATATAATATTAAAACTATAAAGAATATTATTAATATATTTACCAAAGTCAACATTTATATAATATTATTACTTTTTATTTTCTTTAATAATAATATAAATGTCATCAGCAGTTTATCCATTAGGTATGAATTCTATGCCTGCTTCAGGTTATACTCATAAAAGTACATATTATAATAAACAATATATTCCATGGAAAGGAACAGGAGCTAATAGTTTTCCAGTAGGAACCGCACCTGGACATATTAGACCTTTAACAAATAAGGACCCTGGTAATGTTTTTCAAACAGGTTTTGGTTTAGCCAGACCTCTTAAACAATACAGAAAAGGACGTGTCATACCACCACAACCAATTGAAGGTGTTCCTAATCTTAATGTCAATAGTCCATACAATAATGTCAACTTGTCTATAAATGAAAACGCATTAATAAACTACAATCTGAATAGATTTGTTAAATCTAGTACTCCTATTGCTTTAGGTGGTTCTAGTAGTAGTTCAGGTTTATTAAATGATATGATGGGAGCACCTGGTTCATTCAGTGTAAAATTAAACCCTGTTGATGAAGTTAACGGAGAGTCACAAATGATTGAAGATTGTAAGACTTGTGAAGGTATAGGAATAGTTGCTTCATATAAACCAAATAATTTTAATCTTTTAGAAAATCCAGAACCAAATACAACAAATCAAGTATTATGTTGTAATCAAGAACAAATAGCTAAAAAAAGAGTAATATATGCTAGCACAAATTTAAAGAAAAATTATTATACAACTACAAAACAATATTTACAAAATAGATGCAAAACATTTGAACAAAAAGCATTCAATTTCTTGTCTTATCAGACAAATCTTAATAATAGTATCTATCAAAATAACCCTTATTATATATCTGTTAATGGAAATAATGCACCCAAACCTGGTGGTCCATTATCATTAGATAATACTTATTTAGCAAATTGTCAATTAAATTCTCAGTTATATGAGGGTACAGAAAATGCTTTTATATACCAAATGCTTGGAATTATGTTAAATGAAAATATATTAACACAAGCTGAAATAACACAATTTAATGAAACTGGTATAAATTCTATTCAAGGCTTCTTTAATTGGATTCAAGGACTACCTGAATCACAAAAAGTATCGGCTACTGTTGTATTTGAAGTTTTTATAAATAATCCATATTGGGGTATGCCAGCGTCTGGTCCGTCAAATCCAACCGGTTGTCAACTTACAGTATACAAACCAAATAACTATCAATTTGCTAAACAAGGTGCTGTATCTAGTTCAACTAGACTGCTTAAATTAAATGTAGATACTATATCTACAAACGCTGCTTCTATTCAAAATTATAATAATACAGGACCGTTTCTTGTAAATGCTAACGAATTATACGCAGGTAACAATCCTAATATTATGAATTTATTAAAAAATAAAACTAATAATCAATGTAATCCACAGTGGCCACTTAATTTCTATCAGTCAGGACAATTCCAAAATAAAAAGTTTTGTTCGTATAAACAATTTCCTGAATATACTGTTTCAAAATCCCAACCAAGCCCATACAGATATTTTCCAGGAACAGTTTTTAATACAAATCGTTATTCACAATCACCAAATACATATAATACAACTACAGGTAGCGCAGCTTATTAATTATATTAATTACTTTATTACTTTATTACTTTATTAATTATATAAGGAATATATGCAAAAAAACTAAATACAGTTAACCAAATAAAAAAAGGTGAATTTTTTTTAATATTAAATTTTAATATCTTTAATTTTAAATTTGGCTCTTCTACAAAATATTTACCTTCTTTTCCACATTTCAATTCATCGCTTCTACAAATATCGACATAATCATAATTAATTTCATTAGTTATAATATTTTTTTCTCCAAAGTTATTACATTTACTGAATGATGAAGTATATTCACCATATACATCGATCGGTTTATGATGAATACAATTTCTACATGCTGGAAAATTTACATTTTTAATCATTTTTCCAGAATTAACTAAAAGTGGCGATAAACACAAGCTGTATATAAAATACATTTTAATTAATTATCCTTAAAATGTATTTAAGTAATTATTGAATTATTTATTTCATTTATGATTGGAAGAAAAATATTAATTTTTTCAGTAAATTTATTACATGGTATCTTATATTTTTCACACCAAGAAACAGATTTCTGTATATTCGATTTTTTAATGCTTTCTATTTTTTCATCCTTATTTTTATTTTTGTATATCGTAATAATCTGTTCTAATGATTCTAGTTGTTGTTGTCCAATAATTATATTGATTTCGTCAATTTTATTTTTAAAATAATATGGCAAATTAAAATCCAATATTTTAGTAATATTTTTATTTTCTATTTTTTTCATAAAAACGATAAGTTTCAGATAATTTAATTTTAAATACAAATTTGATGTTTCATTATGTATAAAATTTTTACATACAATATATTTGTCAAATAAAATAATATTACTGGTATTAGGTTTACATACATATACTTTTTCATAAAGCGAACTTAAAAAATATAAAGCATCTACAATAGGTTTATGAAAAATTTCAGATATTTTTATAATTATAGTTCCATTATGAGCTTGATTCTTCAACGCAAGAATAATGGAATCAATAATTGAATGAAAATACTTATCATTATCGGTTTCATAAAAAATGAAATCAAATTTATTTTCATCAACAATTTGTTCAATATTTTCATTATTATTATCATAACAATAAATTTCATCATTAAAATTTTCACGCAATATTTCAAAACAATTAATAGAATCTGTATTATTTTTTGATATATGCAATGTTTTCATTGAATTTGATTTAAATTGTTCAAAAATGTTTAAGTTATTAATTATTTCAAATAAATCATAAAATGTATTCGTTTTTGGTTTTAATTTACTTACAGAGAATTTAGAACCAGGCACACGTGAAAAAATAAATTCATATGGATTGATAATTTTAATTGCTTCATCAAAGTTGTTATTTGATAAGTCAGAATTTAAAAACATATCTAAAATTTGTTTTTTACTTTGATAATAGTAATTAAATAATGAAAAAGATAAATAATATTTTGGTTGTTCATGTGAACAACTTGGATTGACACTTATAATATTAATATTTTTTGGTAATATATAATAACTCATAGGTCTTATTAATATATTATAAATTTTATTTAAGTTTGTTACAAATTTATAGTTTATCTTCTTCATCATTCTCAATAATTAATAATTTTTTTGGTTTTTTAGTTTTCTTGATTTCTTTTGGGGTTTCCTTTGCTTTTTTAATTTCAATAGCCTCTTCAATAGCTTTTACAGGAGATTCATCTATAGCTTCAGTAGCAGCTACAAGTAATATTTTCTTTGATAATTTTCTAATTTTTGGCTTTACTTTGATTTCCTCTTCTTTTGCAACTACAACTGCCTTCTTTGTTTCTTCTTTTTCTCTTTTCAATAATGACTCTTCATATTCACCTAATTCAAGTTGTAATTTATCAATATTTACTTCTCTAACTTTTTTATAGACAAAATATCTATTAAAGAATGAAATTTTCTTTTCTGGTGTGCTCATATTAGGTGCCGTTCCAAATAAAGTTGCTTTAAATTTATTTCTCTTAATTTCATCTAACATATTAATAAATAATTCACTAAATAATCCAGAACCTTCTGGTAACCCCATTTCATTAGCTTCCTCTCTATTAATAATAGTAAAACCATATGATTCCATAACTCTATTAAGATAATCATAATTTACTAGATATTCAGAAATGTATTGATTAATAGATTCTTGATATACATCAATCTGATAACCAATTGAACTAGAATCATCATCAAACACATCACTTCCATATCTTTTGATTATCTCCCAAATTTTCTTACCTTCATCAACAATCTGAATACCTTCATTTGTCTTAATTTTTTTTAATTCATTAAATATTAATTTTCCATCATATGATGTACCAATAAAATAACCGTTTAGTTTTGTACACTGAGCTACATTTTTAAGAAATCCTCTAAATGAATCAGGGTCTTTAAAGAAATAATGAATAGCGAATTGACAAGAAGACACATTAAATCCTTCTTCTCCTTTTCCATATTGTCTAGCAACTCCTTTACCAATTTTATCGGCATCTTTTGGTCCATTACCAAATATGGCAGATGTAATTTGTTTTGCCTTATCACTTAACAATGCTGTTCCGTCTCTAATATTATGTTCGCTATTACCATGAGCAAATAATGCATAAGGAACATGTTTATTCGTTTTTTTTGATTTTAAATATCTAACACAAGCACCATCTAGACGATTTTCTAAGTTATCTTTTGAATAATCTATTCCAAATACAAATGATAATTTGGCAGATATCCATTTAGGAAGATCGCCTGCTTTACCACAAGCAAAATCAATTAATGTATCACCTTGTTTAGATGCTCCGCTTATAAGTAATTTTTTTACATAAAGATTATGAAAATTTTTCAGAGATTCTGTTTTCATTTTACCCACAGGTGTATTATAATATACATCAGCACTTACTGATATATCTGGAATATTTAACCCTGTCATTAACATATCCTCAGTTATCCTACCGGTCGGATGAATTGATTTCCAATTTTCATTACAAACTTTATAAGAATTTCCATACTCTCTTTCACCTCTACGTAGCTTAGCGGTTTTATCATATCTAACACGCAAAGGTTGCCATCTCCAACCATCATAAGGATTATCCAAATCATATGAAAACTCAACAATTGTATTATCACCAAATACTTCACCTTCCTTTGTATACATTTGTTTAGCGCCAGAATCGTCTAATTTTAACATAATATTACATAAGCCAGCATTTGAGTCATATGGTTCAGTAGGGTAAAATCTTTTAGGAACATAATCATTTGATTGTTTGTCTTCGAATCTTGGTTTAAATTCAGGAAGATTATCATCAATTATATCTTGACAAGGATTTAGAAAACCATCGTTCCTTTCACTAAAACCACATCTTAGTTCAATAACTTTATAGCTATTATATTGTACATTTGAAGTAGTTGATAACCCATCTTCATATAATGATTTTATAACATCTTCGCCACTTGGTGTTTTTAGTGTTGTTACTAAGAAATCAATTGTATTATATTGAGGTGGTTTCCATTTAAATGAATATTCCCAAGTTACCTTTGTCTTAGGCCCAGCCTTACCAACTACATTAGAACCCACACCATAAAACGAATGCGTAAATATTAGACCATCTGTTTCATATTCAAATAATCCTTCTTTTTCTCTCTGTAAAATAGCTCTACATCCATCAAATATAGTTTCTTTAGATGACATCGGATAAAATTTTTTCATTTCAAATCTTATTGTTAAACCTTTACTGAGATTTTGACTATATATATTTAATGTTTTTTTAATTGTACTCCTTTGTTTTTCTTCTTCTGAATTAGTCATAATTGATATAGGTTTTATAATACTTTTGAGTTTATTTAACAAATAGAATCTAGATTTATACATATCTTCTTCTTCTGGTTGAAGCATAAAAGTATAGCTCCTAATATCCTTATTTTTATGGAAATAAATATCAAAAGCAGCATATAAATTTATATATTGTCCATTTTTGTCGTGGACAATTAATTCTCCATCAAATAATGTATTAAAACAATCTTCTTCTGTCGTTTTTGCTCCTGTAAATTTTACATCCATATTAGTGTTAATCAAATATATTTTTCCTGTCTTTGACACATATAATAGATGTCTGTCACCATCAGCTTTATCTGTTACTACAAAATCTTTTCTAATATTTGGTATACTCGAATTTTCATCTAATTGACCAATATTTGTAAGTTGTAATGTAATCGAATTAGGACCGATAAAGTTTTGACTAGTTATTCTTCTAGATGGTTCATATTCATCACCCCATATCATTTTCATATAATCTCTTAAAACTTCTCCTTGTTCTGGATATGATATCGGAAACATAGTTCCTTGTAATCCACTCAATATATATTTTATTACCTTTCTAAGAGAAACAAGAATCTGATCAGGTGTTTGAAAGTTTGTTCCTGGACCTATTTTTGTAGTATCTATTTCAATCTCAATTTCATAACTTTCTTGATTATTAAATACATTTGACTCTTCAATCGTATAAACAGGAACAATAATATTAAAACCACGTTTATCTTTTCCTTTATTTCCAGTTTTAACAATACTAATATCTACTAAAACTGGATAATCTGGATGTGTAAATGTAACACGATTTAAATATCTAATTTCTTTCTTTGATTTACGCCAGTTTTCAAGAATAAAGTTTTTAATACCTACATTTACTTGTTCTTCACTTTGTAAAGACACTCTAAAATTAAAATCATCAAAATCAATAGGTCTAATTATTTTTTTATCTTCAGTTATATAAGGTTTTTTATTATTAAAACTTATACTTAATGGTTCCGATTTATAAATGCTCTTGATATCATTATTTTTACAATAATTTTCAATATTATGAAGACCATTAATTTCTGTTCTTACATCTGACATCTTAAACTTTCCTGTTACACTATCAATAAATTCACATTTAATACGTAGTGATGATAGACCATTTGCGTTTGTTGTTGTAAAACCAAATGATTTTAAAAACTTAACGACATTATCATAATCATTTTTGGTAAATAATTTTATTCCTTTAGTTCCAAATCTTACCTCTAATTCATAGTTTTTCTTAGATTTAATAAAGGGATTTAAACTAAAATATTTTTGAACCAAATTATTAAATGCTTCAGGTTTTGATATTTTTTTATCACCAATAGCTTCTTCTTGTATTGGTTGCATTACTTCACTAAATAAATCTTGTGGTGCTGCTAATGCTTGTCCTGGTGCTCCAATTTGTTCTACATCACCTGTAACTTGAAGTTCAACTTCAAATAACTCACATTTTATACCACATTTATTGATTTTAATAAGTTTATAATCTAAATTAGTTAGACCATTTTTTTTCCAAGTAGATTCGTGTTCAGAAAGAGCTTCTTTCTTTTTCATGAATTTCAAATCATTTTCTTTCAAATATTCTAATTTTTGTTGTAATGTCAAGTCTTCTAAATCTTTAATTGAACCGTCACGTACTTTTTTAATATCAAAGTATTTTTTTGTGCGTTTATATAACTCGTCATCTTCACCACCCCAACCCCAAAAGTTATTTGGGTAGCCATTTATTTTATTAAACATATCTTTATTAAAAGCAACAATACCTCCAAAATAATCAGGATTTTTACCATATCGATCCCATGCCGCAGCAATATGAACAGGATTATTAACAGGAATATTTGTATAATATTTTTTTAATTCAGGAGATGGTAAAAGGTCTACATCATGAAATATAAAATTATTATATCCTTCTTTAGAAGCGATTTCAAAGCCAACATTTAATAATTGACCACGATTAAATTTAAGACCATCTTGAGACTGTTCAATAACAAATATTTTATATGTTTCTCCTGCCAAATAAGACGCCATATATTCAGTTAATTTATCTAACTGCTTTGTTCGTGGTTTATTTTGTTCTGAATCTCGAAAAGGAATAATAATGGCGATTTTCACTGAACCTTCTTCAGGAGTTATTTCTGATGGTGAAGTAACAGGTAATCTATACTTTGATTTAACACGTGGTTGCCAAGTTGAAGCATCATCTTCATAAATTCCCTTTTTAATTTTATTCAAATCTTTAATATCTTCTTCTTGTAAAAATCTTCTATATTGTAAAGCTGTCTCATCTTCCCCTTTATATAAACGTGGTATTCCACTACTAGGTGTTGTTTCTAAATCAGAAGATTTCATTTTTTCAATAGGATTATTTGGTTTTCCAGTAGAACTCATTGTTATATATATACTTAGACATATTTTTAAATTGTTGTTCAATTTTTTTTAATTTAAAAATATTGAATAATTGATTCATATAAATCATTTTTAGATTTATTTTTTCCAGTTTCTTTATTAATCGTTTCAATTGCTAATTTATTCGCAATTTCTATTAAATCTTGTACTTTATAATATGATAAAGCCTTTATAGGTTTATCAGGATTATCAATCTTATGTAGTGTATTTCTAATTTCTTCAATCATATCATTAGTGGCTATTTCGAAACCATATTTTTTTGTATAATTATTTTGAGAACATATTTCTCTAATTATATAAATAGGTTCGTTATCATTCATTAACAATTCATAATATGTTTTTTTGCTAATAAATATTAAATTAATTTTGTCTATAGCACATAAAGTCATAATTGTCTTAATACTAATAATATTATCATTTGCTAAATTGCTTTCAATACTTGATATTGTATCAAATTTATATGTTTTAACAATTTGTTTATTCTCTCTAATTTTACTAACAAGTTCAATTTTGAGTTGTTTTGTAATGACAATATTTCTGTTATAAATATTTTCATATTTAACATCGCCATTTTTAATAATAAAATAACACCAAAATAAAGTGTCGTTTTCACGTGGATAAAAAATATTTGATTTATTTGTATTTGTATTTATATTTGTATTTATATTTGTATTTATATTTTTAGTTTTGGTTTTATTTTGAAAATTAACTTTATCTTGATTGTAAAGTTTATCTTGCTTATTAAATGTTTTTTCATTTGGTATACAATTTATTTTATATTTTAAATAATCTAACATATTGTCTTCATTTAAAATATAAAAATTATAGTTATTCAGTAATTCTGTCATTTTGCTATATTATTTTTAATATTATCTTTAATACCTTTTGAAAAATATGTATTTCTATAGTCTTCTTTTTGTTGTTCAATCATATTTAAAGTAGATTCTTGAGTGTTAACATATTTTATATATGTCAAAACTTCATCTAATATTTCCTTTTTTAGTTCAGATAAATTTATATGAATTCCATATTTATTTTCATTAATTGTAACATCTTTATACTTGTTAAAAATACGTAAAACTTCAACTTGATTAAATTTATTCATATTTTCTATAGATTCTCTTAAATAATTTAATTCACTTACAGAATAATTATTAATATCATTTGTGGATACGGTAGCTTCCATAATATTTATATAATTAAATTGTTTTTAAATTGGTATAAAAATAATTTAATACACTCTATAGTTGAGATATAAAGTTTATAAAGCCAAGATTTTACAAGAGATAATAATAATAATAATAATAAAAGAAAAAATTTTTTTTATATTTTTTATATATTACAACCACAGTATATATTATAATTTAATCTTCAATAACTAAACGCGGCTTAAACTGTTGTTGCTTTGGTTTTGGTACAAACTCTTTTTCCTTTACTAATTCACCAATAATAGAAACATATTTATCATTTAATTCAAAACGTTGACCAATAACTCTTACATTTATGATATCACCAACCTGAATATCATTAAATTGTTGGTTACTAAAGTGATGGTCTTTAGCAACAAATACAACAACAGGAGAAGGAACATCACTTGAGCTTTCAGCACGAACACCTGCTTTAACAACATTTTTAACTACACAAGATATTAACATACCTTCAACTGGAAAGCAAATATCACACTCAAATACAACTTCAAAAATAATATTATTACCACGTTCAATAATTCCACTAGAATATCTTATTATTTTACATGAATTTGGTTTAACGAATCCTTCAACAACACATTTCCCTTCAAAATTATTTTGAATATATTCTTCAATAACTTCGTCAAGCGTTTTACCTATATAAGTGATTGGTAAAACAATTTTTCTTGTTAAAAGACACCTGGAATAAATAGTTTGTAACTTGGTATCTTTACGCTTTTTGAATTGTGTAGTTTTAGCAACTGTTTCCATTATTATATTATATACATATAATCTTTTAATTATATTTATTTCAATTTTATTTAATATAATTAAATTTATAAAACCAAATTTAAACAAAAACTGTATATAGTTTATTATAAATAGCCATTTCTGGTGTAAAAAACCACTTTTTACCATTATGTTCCTTTATGTTAAAATATCTTAGAATGAATTCTTCAAGAACACATAATTCTACATTTCCAACAGCTTCATGAATAATATTTCCATCTTCATCCTTAACTGCTTTTGTACTGTCGATTGTATATTTTTCTTCGCCAATAATATCATTTAATTTGGTTAAATTCTTATTTTTAGTTGCTTGGTCGCATCTTGCTCCTGTATCGCGTTTAGATGTCATATTTTTTGTCTTAAATGCTAAATCTTTATTACCTTTTTCATAACCAATAAAACCTACAATTGTATTATAGTCATCTATCTTAAATGCTAAAAAATCTTTTGTTTCTTTTGATGAAGCAATTTCACGTTGTTCTTCAGGTGATGCTTCAATCCATATATTTTTATCATTTAATATCATTATTACTCTTTTGTTTAATTTATATGCTATAAATACTGTATAATTTGTTGTTGTAATAGTATTTCTCTCGAAATAATCCTTAGCATGCCATTCAAAAGAACCTTGTTTAATACTTTCAAGTGAATAAATATAATTCATTATATTTATCTTATCATCAAATAATAATAATTCTATCATATGTGAAACTAAGAATGAGATTAAATATTTCTTTGAATCTGGATATTCTTTTGACATTTTCTTAATAACAACTCCACAATGTTTATACCAATTATCGTCGCCTCTAGGAACTTTATTTTGTTTCGTAAAATCATTCGAAATATTATAATTAATTATCATTTCATCAATAATACGTTTACCTTCAGGAAATTCAAGTTCCTCTTCAACCACGATTTTATTAATATTTCTCTTATCAATTACAGGTTTTATTATATTTTGTTTTAATTCAAAGTTAACCATATCATGTTTATAATTAAGTGGTACCGACCTGTCATAGATTGAAATATTTTTATTCCTTAATTCAATAGGTTGGAACAAATAATAATCACCAATATTAATAAGTCTTCCATTTCTACCATATTTATCAACAATAAATTCATTCTCATCTTCAATTAATTGTGTAAGAGCAGAATAAATTTGGACATATGGATATTCTTTTGGTGTGCGTATAGATTTTAATAAAATATCTTTTTTATAAAAAAACGACTCTTTAAATAGCATTCTAATTCTTTGTAAAATTTTTTCTGAATTCATAACAATAAAATTTTCATCGTATGTATCTTTGTTTAAATTATTTTCATCTATATTAGCATCAGGTCTACAATCATATTTACAAGTAGCCATATAATCACACGCTGGAGAGAAAGGAGCATCTCCTACTTTAAAATCACTTAATATTTTTCCACTTGATAATTCCTGAACAATTGGTTCTTTTAAACTTGCTGACATTATTTCTTGTGTGAAATTAGTTTGGTCATGATTAATTATGCAATCAATAGCTGTCTCTTTTAAAACTCTAGTTACTTTACCAATTTGAATTGCTTTATATTCGGCGACACGATATACATATAAGTCAGCTGCTTCTTCTATATTTTTATCAAGAATTGTCCCATACATATATATCTCTACATTACGTTTTTCAAATGGTAAATCTTTATGAGAATTATTACGCACAGCACGTCCAATAATTTGCTCAGGACGATTCATATTGTACCAAGGGTCAAGAATATGTACTTGTCTAATAAATTTAAAGTCAATACCTTCTGAACCTGCTTTTGAAATAAGTATAACTTTAATTTTTTCTCCATCTTTATTATCTTCACCTGTCAATCCTTTAACTTCAAAATCGTTATTTGGAGATAATCTTGTATCACCAGTAATCATAGAGTAACGTGCTGGTTTAAAGTCTTTCTTATCAGTTGGTGGTTTCATAGTTCTAACATCTACAACTTGAGTAGGTCTATTTTTAAATAAAGGTTTTATACCAGATTGACCAAAACGAGTAAACCCCATTTCTTCAAGAGCAAGAGCCACTGGAATTAAACCACTATCAATATATTGTGAATAAATTAATACAATTCCTTCAGATACACGATTTGTTTCTTCATTATAAATTTTATCTAATATACATTTTATTTTTGAACTATAGTTTCCAATTTTTTCTTGTGAAAATATTTTACCATAATTTTTAATTGTAGAGCTTTTATATTCAAAATCACCTTTTATTGGTGGAGATTTACTGTCTAAAAATGTCATCATTCTTTCTAAACCAATTTTACCTGTTAATTGATGTGGATCAATTGAAAAACTTCTTATTGATTCTGATGAGCTTGAATTACCACCTTTAGAAGTTCCCACACCTTGGTGACTGCGAGCTACAATATCAATATCATTGTTGTCACTACTAGGAACAAGTGTCTTGTCATTTGAACTAAATGAAATATTTTCTGAATTATTTTTATCAGAATCTGAATATTCGACAATAAAAGGTTTTCGCGAATTAAAAGAAGTAGTTTTTTTGTTTGTCTTGCTTTTATTATTTTCATTTTCATTCATGTATTCGTTATCATCAGCACTTTTTCTCTCTGATAAACTACTTTCAACATTATACATTACATCTTCGATTTCTTCAATAGGACTGGGTTGTTCATCAATTTCCTTTTCTTCTTCCTCAACATTTTTTTCTGGAGATAATTCATCAAAACTTTCAGCAAACTCTTCTGGTAAATCATTTGGAGGTAGTTGTTCAATAACTTGTTTTAAACCTTGAACAGGATATGATATAATGAGTGATTCTAAAGGTGTTTGTAGTAAAGTATATCCAAAAGACTCCATATTTTCAAAACTAGGCATTTCTCTAACTGCTCCTTGTTTTGTAGTGATTGTAAACTTTTTATTCCTTAAATTATAAACAATATATTTATAACAACAATATTGGCACTCACCACAGTTATCACAACTACCTATTTTTGTCAAATATAGATTTAATATCCTCTTCTTATCTTCGTGTTTAATTTCTTTAAGATTCATTTGACGTGAAGGATATGATATAGCTGGAAATGTATGTTCTGGAGCAAACTGATTAGGATATACCCTATAAGGAAAAGTATATGGGTTTTCACCCCTAACAAATGAAATATAACCTGTTGCTTTTCTAATTAATATTTCTTCTCCACCTGCCTTAAAATTACCATTTTTATCAAAAATTTCTTTTACTTCAATTCTACCTCTTCTATCGTTTGTATTCATAAGGTTCAACAACCAAATTATTTCCTTATAATTATTATACATTGGAGTAGCAGAGAGAAGAAGAAAGCGCATATTTTGTGCTGCTTTAACCAAAAACTCTAAATTAATAGCAACTTTTTTATTTTCATTATCATCTGTTTTACGTATGTTATGTACTTCATCAATAACAATCAATCTATTATCAAACTCATTACGAAGACGACGTATTACTCTACTATTTAACTCAACCTTTACATCCTTAAGCATTTCAATTCTTGTTTTTCCCCTTTTTTCCCCTGGATTTTTTAAATCTCTTTTTTCTCGTTTTCTTTTTATTTCTTCATCATAATTCATGGTCTTTATTATATAATTGGCAAATTGAACATAACCAAGAAAGATATAATAAGTATTTATCAAAGTTTTCACTTGGCTAATTATTTTTTCTTTAGACATGGGCATATTCATAGGATTTATTTCTTTTAAAAGTTTGTTACCTATACAACCTTTCATACTCCAAACACCATTTACTTCTTTTAATTTTCTCTCGTCAAATAATTGAAGTTTAAAATTGTCCTGTACATTTTCAGACGCAACAATAATAATTCTTTTTGTCATACCCATTTGTTTCATATAATCCCTCATTTCTTCTGTAACACCAATAGCACTACAAGTTTTACCTGAACCAAGACCATGATATAATAATAAACTGCTATATGGTGTCTGAAAAGACATAAAATTTTTTACAAATGCTTGATGTGGAGCGAGTTCATAAGGAGCATTTGCTAAAATATCAGCTTGTTTTTTAATATTTTCATAAATAGTTCCATCATACCTTGTGTCATTAAATTCTTTCTTTGTTGCGATTTTAATGTTGAAATTTTTGTCGTTTAAATTTGGATATAAATATTCATTATCATCTTCATTTTCGGATAAATAATTTCTCTCCAAAAGTTCTTTTTTAAGAATAAATTTGTTACATTCATTTGTATAAAAATTTTCATCATTACAATTTAATTTCTTAAATTCACTTTCTAGGTCTAAATCACTTAATGAGATAGAAGACTCTTCTACACTAGAATCAGGTATTATTGAACTAGATGTAGATGGTACAGATGTAGAACTTTGAGATGATTCAGACTCTTGAAATATTGAATTTGAAATACTCATCTTATTAGAACTATTTTCATTTGATTTATTAACCGGATTATTGATATCAGATATGTCACTAGAAGATTCGGCTATAATCATTTTCTTTTTCGGATTTACTGACATAATACTATATATTATGAATATAATCTATATTCTTGTAATACTTTATTAATATTTATAATTAAATCCTTTTTTTCTAAATTATAAGGTCTTATAGATTCTAAACATTTATCAAGTGTCTTCCATTCCAATTTACTAACTTCTGTTACTTGAAAATTGTTTAAGTAATTACTCTTATTATTTGTATGATAATTTTCCATATATGCTAAAAAATATTTATGTTTATAAGATTTATGATTTGACCCTATAAATATTTCTTCAAACGGTAAAACATTTTCGACAATTGTAAGTTCATTTTTAGATATTCCTGTTTCTTCTTCAAATTCTCTTAAAGAACAATCTAAATCTTTTTCTTTTTGATTACGCCTGCCCTTGGGAAATTCCCATTCAGTTTCCTTCCAACTTGTGTTACTCATATCAACAATATTTTTTAAAGTAATTATCTTATCATTAATTGTTACACCTTCTTTCAAACTTTCAAATTTTTTCTTTGATAATATTTCTTCATTTTTATATTGTATATTTCCATTATTCATTTCACCCCACATTTCATTCCATAAAGTTTCAAATGGCATAGATAATATTCTTTCTTTTTCATTTAATGACATTTCATCAACTATCGTTTGAATTTGTATTAAATTTTGAGGTGAATATTTGCCTCTAATAAAATCTATATAACCAAAACTATCTTTTCTTCTAATCATGAGAAACTGTAATCCTTCTGTGCTATATCTAAATGCTATAATTCCATAACTAGTTATAGGTAATTTACATTGATGAAACATATGACCTTGTTTACCACAATTATTACAAATATTAATATTTTTACTCATTAATATTATTATTATTAAATTATTAATTAGGTTTAAATTATATTTTTAATATATATAAATGCCTGGTTCACATTTATTTAATTTAGGTTTATATCAGAAAAATTTTCTATCAACGTCAAAAGTGTCAGGTGGAGCTATTAATATTGGATGCACTAGAGGAAAAGCTTCAACAACCCGTATGTTAAATTATTGCAATAAACATACACAAAATCCATCATTATGTATAAATAAATTTGTAACTATTAAGAGTTAAATTATTAATATTTTTTTAAATTAAAATATTAATGTCAACAACAGTATATCTAGACCCTAAAATATGGGGACCACATTATTGGTTTTTCTTACATACAGTAGCGATGACTTATCCTCATCATCCAAACGCAGTAACTAAGAAAAAATATTATGAATTTATTCAAAATTTACCTCTATTTATTCCAGTTGAGGAAATATCAAAACAATTAGAAAAAATGATAGATTTATACCCAATCGCTCCATATTTAGACAATAGAGATTCTTTTATTCGTTGGACACATTTCATTCATAATAAAATAAATGAAAAACTAGAAAAACCTCAAATATCATTAAATGATTTTTTTGTTTGGTATTATAATGAATATAAATCACAAAATGAAAAATTAGCTGAGTTTTATAGATTGAGAGAAAAGTTAATCTATGGTGGAATTTTATTTACAATTTTAGGCTCTATTTTTTATTTATATGACAAATAATATTATGTATAATTAATATATGGGAAAAAGAACATTGAAAAAATATAATAAAAAAGGAGGAAAAGTAATAGCATCCGGTGGATATGGATGTGTTTTTGAACCTGCGTTAAAATGTGAAGGTGAGACTAAAAGACCTAAAAATAAAATTACAAAATTAATGACTGATAGGCACGCAACACAAGAATATGAAGAAATTAATTCTATAAGAGAACAGCTAGATAATATACCTGATTATCAAGACTATTTTGTTTTAAATGATATTACTATATGTAAACCAGCTAAATTAACAGCAACAGATTTAGAAGAATTTTCGGATAAATGTACAGCTCTACCAAAAAGTGATATAGATAAAAAAAATATTAATAAAAATTTGGATAAAATTATGGCGTTGAATTTACCAAATGGTGGTTTACCTGTAGATGACTATATATATAGCAACGGTAATTATGTTAAACTATATAAAACTCATTTAGCTCTTATGAATTTATTAAAAAAAGGTATTATTCCAATGAACAAAAAACATATATATCATAGTGACATAAAAGACTCGAATGTTTTGATTGAAGATATTGATTCAAGTATAAAAGCTCGATTAATTGATTGGGGATTAACAGTAAATTATAATCCTGATCCAGCAATTAAATTTCCAAAAAATTGGAGAAACCGTCCATTGCAATTCAACGTTCCATTTTCAGTAGTTATATTTTCAGACTTATTTTATGAAAGATATACAAAATATTTAAAAGATGGAGGAAAAGTTGAAGAGGTGGCTTTAAGGCCATTTGTCATTAGTTATCTTAACGAATGGATTAAAGAGAGAGGTTCTGGACATTATAAATTTATAAATGAAATAATGTATAAATTATACAGTTATGATTTAACAAGCATTTCTGATAGTAGTAAACCTAATATAATAGAGACTGAAATAACTATGCCATTTATAGTTGATTATTTAATAGATGTTTTAGTCCACTTTACTAAATTTAAAGCTGATGGTTCATTAAATCTAAGAGAATATTTAAATGAAGTTTATGTTAAAATTGTTGATATTTGGGGATTTATTAGTGTATATTATCCATATTTAGAAATGTTTAGTAATAATTATTTTAAATTAGATGAAAAACAAATGAAAATATATAAACAAATACAATTTATTTATAATGAATACTTGTACACTCCTCGTCACGAACCAATTGATATGAACGCACTATTTAGTGATTTAAAACTATTAGGTAAATTTATTTATGTGGTCGCTTATGGAAAAAAGAAAACAACATCATCAAGTTCATCAAAAGTTTTAGCTAGAGGAATTAAAACACGTAAAAATACAATAAATAAATCTTCTAGTTCAATATTATTTAATAGAATTCCTTTAGTTAAGAGATTTAAAAAACCATTTTTCTTATCCTTAAAATAAAAATATATACTAATTGTATAAATGAAGGATTTTAGTAAGCTTTGCACACCAGCAAAAATATACTTTGCTATTGCTGTAATTGCTACAGTTATAGCACTTTTTAGTGGCCTTACAATTATAGCAGCATTTATGAAATTAGTTTTTGCATTTATTTGGACTTTCATTTTGTCATGGTTATGTAATAAAGGATATACATCTTTATCATGGTTTTTGGTTCTTTTACCTTACGTTTTTATACTTTTAGCTATCTTAGGAATATATCGCATGACAGATCAGCAAAAAAATTTTTTGAGAGGTATTAAACTTCAAGGAGCTTATGGTCAAGAAGCTATGACTCTTCAAAAAAAACCTAAAACTAAGATGCAATAATTCATAAATATATTATTTTATTATAAATTAATAATATAATATGAGATTAGAAATATTTGTATTAGGAATAACAGCATTTTTAGTTTATAATGCATACAAAGACGGCAAATATACAAAAATGTTATTATCATTTAAAAAATATTATAAGATGCTTTTTTTTGCTCTTTTAGGTATAGGCATATATTATTTATTAAAGAGAAATCCATCTAAGGGAAAAGATATGTTATTATATGCGAATAATTATATTAAATATTTACCGATTGATAGAAATTCAATGGATATGTTAAGTCCTATTATCGATTTTACATCCAAATCTGACTCAAGTTTTATGGAAACATTAAATGGAATTCCACCACAAACACCAGGTTTTTTTAATTCAGGAGAACATAGAATAACAACTTCGGGAAAAGGCGGAACGAAACGCTCAGTAAGCGAAACAAAGAAAAAATATGTTGCTGCCAATCAAGATTGGAAATGCGGACACTGTCAAAATCAATTAGACCATACCTTTGAGATTGATCATAAGGTGCGTTTAGAATATGGTGGTGGGAATGATGTTCAAAACTTAATAGCATTATGTCGCAATTGTCATGGTAAAAAGACAGCAAGCGAAAATATGTAATTATTAAAAAAAATTGAATCAATATTTAAGTAATTAAATAAAGATAATTAATCAAATCACTAACTTATCAAAATGAATATTCTATTAATTCTTCTTGGCTGCAATATTTCCTATTTATTAAATGATAGAATAACTACAGCTGTAAAATTCGCAAGTAATTTTAATAATACAAATGTGA